AGCTCCTTCCATGCGCTAGAACGCATTGCACTGGTGATGATTGCCTCACGGTTATGACGCGCTGTATGAGGGCTGCGCATATCCTGAGTGTGTGTCGCCCAATGCGTTAGGGTATTGTATAAAGCCCACTTGTTCGGGCCGAGATGTCCTCGCTCATCGCCCCATAGACCGAGCAGGTTTTCTAGTTGGCGCTCGTTAGTCTTGGTGGTGTTGGCTTGGCGAGTGTGCATTTTGCAGAGGTGCTTTTTGAAGAAGCTTTCTGCTTGGTCATTGCTGATCTTTACACCCATGTAAGATTGCCATATGTCCTTCTGTTCTTTAAAGGCAGACATCCCATTAGCAATCTTGATAGCCGATCCTTCTACGTTAATGGATCGTGTGTGTTTGTATTTAGAATAAGCTGAGATGTCAGCAGTAGTGCAACCGTTCTTGCACCATAACCGATTGCCTTGACTCCATTGAGCAAACGACCAACTACCATCAAGACTGTTGGTTGCTAGCGCTTCGTATCGCACATAGTCACCGACCTCTGGTTCGATAGTTACATCAGGCCATATGATCCTAGCTCTTAGCTTGCGACCACCTTCATAGACTTCAATCTTAGTCTTGAAATCTGAACTAATGTTAGCTGCTTTGGCTGCATCAAGTATAGATTCAACAGCTAGGTCATGGCTAACAGGTTTGTATTTACTGCCGTGAACACCCATCACTTCATCAGTGTCAGTGCGGATCACTTGTACCGAATTGGGTACAGGCTCACCAGTCACAGCGTTAGGCGTTGGCATCATCTTGATTGGGAAGTTCCAATCGTTGATGGGCTTCATAAAAGTCATTTTGTTTCTCCTTTTCATGACTGTAGGGACTGCTAGTATGCAGTGTTAATAATTAATAATCTATTGTTACGTTACGTCACTTTGCCTCCTTATATAAATAACCGGACACTTTTTTATACTTGGCACAACCTTCCACACCTTCCACACCTTCCACAAGTTGAGAGAGTTGACACAGTTGAAGTTGATAGTCAGCGACTGAGTTTAGAAACAATAGTCAGCTATCAAAACCACAACGCTCGGCGCTGTAGCTATGACCTCCAGAGCCGCATCAGGTAAGTAATGATAACACAACAAACAGCGCCACAAAGAGTGACGCTGCTGCGATTGTGTCTGACAGTAGCGGTGGCATTAAGCCACTCGCTTTCTGAGTTCAGAGAAGTTACGTTTCTTGGGGGTGGCAACTGGCTTGTTCGGTAGCCAAGTCTCACCGCCGCTAAAGTGCTTATAAACCTCAATGTCTGCATCGTGTCGGACTTGAAGCTCCTCAAGCTCTGGGCAAAGGCGATCAATCCAGCGTTGGGTGCGTTCTTGATCGTGTAGATTCTTAACCTCAACAGCTATGTCATATTCAGCTAGCGCGTCAGCAATTTGCTTACGTTTGAATTGCAAGCTGTTGTGTGACGTATAGCAAGCATCTCTAGATAGACCTACGAGGAACTTGCTATTATCGTGGTTATGATAGTTTATAACTTCGAGTTTCAGTTTTGCGAGTTTAGATAATACCTTAGTCATTGCTAGTTCTCCTTGTTATGTGGTGCGAGGATCATCCCCGCACGGCGACTTGAAGCACGGAGCAGAAACGCCCAAAGGCGCTTGCAGTTCGCAATATCCGAGGTACGAGCGGTATTGCGAACTGTTTCTGCCCGATGCTCAACAAAGACGGGCGGGGATGACCGCAGCCTCCACTAGCAAGGTGATCGACGCTTTGACTAATTATCTGAACGAGCAAACTGTAACGAGCGGTGTAGTATGTGGTAGTACGTCAATAGCTTTGGCAAGGTGTGACGTAGGGTAATTGGCAATGTTACGTTACGTCACTATTGACAGCACATCACAGGATGGTGTTAGCGTGGGGGGAGAGAGGGAGAGGGGGGCAAGCGAATGAGACATACAATGATACAATCCTTCTTTATGATGCTTGCACCATCTAGCAAACACAGACAACAACAGTTAGCTATGTGTATGTCATCAGCATAGAAGAAAGGATTGTAACATGGGTGAAGTTACCCGAAAGTTGACAGATAAACAGACAGCCCTCGTTGACACCATTGTAGCAAATGGCTGCTCCATCAAGGATGCTGCTCCAATAGCAGGTTATGCAGTTGGCGAGTCTGGAAGAGTAACAGCAACCAAGACTATGAAGTTGCCTCATGTGCAGCAGTACATGATGGAAAGGATGAATGAGGAGTTTGGATTATCGGCTACTATCGCTGCAAGACAACTCCGTACCTTGGTAGTCAACGCCAAGTCTGAGTATGTCCAGTTAGAGGCATCGAAGGATTTGCTAGACCGTGCAGGGTATAAACCGATTGATCGCAGCCAAGTGCAGGTTGCAGGGGACATACGTGTCTCAATCGATCTAGGATAAAACTGTTCATTGATCGTTCCGTCATGGGGGTGGGGGGGAAAAACTGCATGACCTGTTACTGTAATAGTCTCTCACTAACATTATTTCCTTTCAGAGCTTGCCCACGAATGTGGGCTAATTTGTGCATTGTCAAAAATATTTTTATCTGCATAAGGTTCTGACATGAGTAGATTTGACCGCACCCCAGAGAAGCAGCCAGAGAGGGCTGACATGACTGTCGCCAAGGCTGCGCTCAAGAGTGGTGGATACTTAAGAAAGAAGAAGGAATGAGGAAGGAACATAAGAGCAAGACTGGCGGCTTGACTGCTGCGGGTCGCGCTCACTTCAAGCGCAAGGAGGGGGCTAATCTAAAGCCGCCTGTTCCCAAGGGTACAAATCCTCGTCGTGTTTCTTTTGCTGCTCGGTTTGCAGGAATGAAAGGGCCGATGAAAGATGAGAAGGGTCGCCCGACTCGAAAGGCATTGGCATTAAAGAAGTGGGGCTTTGGCTCTGTGGAAGCGGCTCGTAACTTTGCGAAGCGTCACAAGAAGGGATAGATTATGTGTTTTGGCAGCAGCGCTCAGAAGACAGCAGAAAAGTATTATGAAGAGATGAAGGTAGAGCCTGAAGCTTTGCCTTCTCTTATGATGGACAAGAAGAAGCGCAGCGATGTGAAGTTGGGGGATGTTCCGAAGCCAATAAGCGGTGGTCAGAGTTCTTCGTTGCTGACAGCTTTGAAGAGTAGTTATTGATGCCAGAGCAGAAGACATCTCCGTCTGAAAGAAAGTACGATAGCCTTCTCAATCAAATGAAAGCCTTTGAGATACCCACTAAGGTAACGGATGAAGAGGCGCAGAATAAATGGCTTCGCCGTTATCACAATGTAATGGTAGACGTTGCGTCTTACATTCGCAGCAAAGACCCAAAGTATAAGTCTCTTCTCAGCCAAGCAAAAAAGATTGAGCGGAGATGGAACTTGGAGGGGAAATACACTAGGGGAGGAAAAGATTAATGGCGTTTTACATTGCGCATACTGAAGAATTATGGACTGGCGAAACCCATACGATTGCAGGGATTCATTATACTGGTAAGACGCGCATGGCTGATGCCAAGCGTTTAGTCGAAGGGCCAGAGCCAGTAAGGGCGCGAACAACCAAGGGATCGTACAAGGCTGACAATCCTTCTACGCCTGAGATTGATGAATCGAAAGCTGCGCCTAAAAAGAAAAGGAAGAAAAATGCCTAAGGTTAATGGAAAGACTTTCTCCTACAGCAAAGAGGGAAAGAAAGCTGCAAAGGCTTACGCTCGGAAAAAGAAAAAGAAGTGAGTTTTACTTCTACAATTACTCAGCAAGACCGTGATATGCTTCGTGGCATTGTTCGCAAGGTTCATCTATCAAGCGTCATTGCAAAGTTCGGACAGCACTTTGTTACAGATCATGAGTGCGACAAGCTCATTGACAGCATTGCGCCAGAGGTGGTTGAAGATATGATCCGCTTTGGAGTGAACAAAGGGCTTAGATGATAGACTTCAAATACAAGCCAGATGGAGAAGTCCTTAAAGTATTTATGAAGGACGATACATTCTTTCGTGGCATAAGAGGGCCAGTCGGTTCTGGCAAGTCCGTTGGCTGTTGTGTAGAAGTGTTTCGCCGCGCAATCCAACAGGGCAAAGGGCCAGATGGAATCCGCAAAAGCCGATGGGCAATCATTCGTAATACCAATCCCCAACTTAGAACCACCACCATCAAGACATGGCTTGACTGGTTCCCAGAATCAGACTGGGGCAAGTTTACTTGGTCAGTGCCATATACGCATCACATCAAGAAGGGCGACATTGATCTTGAGGTTATCTTCTTAGCCTTAGACCGCCCCGAAGATGTAAAGAAACTGCTATCTTTAGAACTAACTGGCGTTTGGATTAATGAAGCTAGAGAAATTGCGAAGAGTATTATTGACGCCTGTACTATGCGTGTTGGGCGTTTTCCTTCTATGCGTGATGGTGGCCCTACTTGGACTGGTGTCATTGCCGATACCAACGCGCCTGAAGAAGATCACTGGTGGCCGATTATGGCAGGTGAAGTCCCAGTCCCAGATCATATACCGCGTGAGCAAGCTAAGATGTTGGTTAAGCCAGACAACTGGTCTTTCTATACCCAACCCTGCGGCATGGTTGAAAAGAAAGGTGAAGAGGGCGAGATAGAAGACTATGAGCCAAACCCCAAAGCCGAGAACACAAAGAATATGCTCAAGAGTTATTATTCCAATCTAATAAGGGGTAAGACTAAATCATGGATAGATGTGTATGTAATGAACCGCTTGGGCCACATCCAAGATGGGAAACCTGTCTACCCGATGTTTGCAGCAGAAGTACACATAGCAAAAGAAGAAATACCAGTAGCAGCAAATTCCCCAGTTTATGTTGGCGTGGACTTTGGCTTGACCCCTGCGGCAGTGCTTGGACAAAAGGTTCGGGGGCGATGGTTTATTCAATCCGAAATTGTAGCCGTAGACATGGGCATCGTTCGTTTTGCAGAGGTTCTTAGAAATGAGCTAGCTATAAGATTCGCGGCAGCGTCAGAAGTAATAATCTATGGCGACCCCGCAGGTGATTTCCGCGCACAGACTGATGAGTCTACTCCCTTTCATATCTTGCGCGGAGCAGGTTTGAGGGCGTTCCCTGCGCCCTCCAACTCCGTTGACCTTCGGCTTGAGTCAGTGTCCTCCCAGCTGACAAAAATGGTCGAAGGGAAACCTGCTTTATTAATTGATCGCAGATGCCCACAGTTAATCAAAGGCTTTGAGGGTGGGTATGCGTACAAGCGGATGGAAGTTTCTGGTGAAAGATACGCAGACAAGCCAGACAAGAACATGTTTAGCCACGTTCACGATGCTGCACAGTACCTTTTCTTAGGTGCAGGTGAGGGTCGAGCGCTTATGAACACCCAGAAACCTGCAAGGGTATCCGTTGCAAAGCGTAGCTTTGATGTCTTTTCTAAGCAGTCACGTCCTAAAAAGCAGGGGTTTTGGGCAAGAATGTAGTTTGTGCATTGTGATTTATCCTGTTCTATGGTTACGAATGTAAAAAATAAAGGAGTTTATTATGTGTTTTGGTGGTGGTGGCCCAACTGATGCAGAGAACAAAGCAGCAGCAGAGCAACGTGTTGCAGCAGACGCAGCAAAAGAAGAAGAAATTCAAGCTAGAGCATCTAAAAAACGTGAAGATGTAACTGAGGCTATTGAATCAAGCACTGAGCGCCGAGGCGGTATGCGTGGTGGCGCAGGTCGCAGATCGCTTATGAGAGCAGGTGGCGCAGGGTTTTTAGGTAGGTTTGGCTAATGGCTGACGATCCAATTGCAAAGCAGTACATCGAAAAGTACAACAAAGCTAAAGCTTTTCGTGAGAACTGGGTTTCTCTTTTTGAGGAGTGTTATGAATACGCGCTGCCTCAACGAGAGTCATTCTATTATGAAGAAGCAGGTCAGCGTAGAGATGACAAAATCTTTGACGAGACTGCTGTAGTTGGAGTTCAAGAGTTTGCTAGCCGTTTGCAGTCGGGTATAGTTCCTAACTTTGCGCGATGGGCTGACTTGATGGCAGGTAGTGAAGTGCCTCCAGATCAAAGAGAAGCCATTGATAATGAGCTAGATGAAGTCACCGAATATGTTTTTGAGGTTTTACAGAACTCAAACTTTAGCCAAGAGGTGCATGAATCCTTCATGGACTTGGCTGTCGGGACTGGTGTGTTGTGCGTAGAAGAGGGCGATGCAGTAAACCCAGTAAACTTCTCAGCAATACCGCTTCCTCATGTAGTGCTAGACACTGGCCCCGACGATAGAATTGACCACGTTTACCGTGAGCGCAAGAAGGTTAAGTTCGATCACCTTTCTATTATGTACCCCAAGGGAAAGTTTAGCCCGAAGGTAGAAGCGATGATGGGGGCTAATCGTGAAACAACTGTTCTTGAAGTTGTTTGCAGAGATTACTCCAAGAAGAACGAAGATGCTTTCCTTCAATATGCAATCTGCCTGACAACAAACACCTGCTTATATACGAATGAAATGAAGGGCCTTGGCTCTAATCCGTTTATTTGTTTCCGTTGGTCTAAGTGTGCAGGTGAGATTTATGGACGAGGCCCACTACTTAATGCGCTGTCTTCAATTAAGACAACGAATCTCACCATCCAGTTAATCCTTGAGAACGCACAGATGTCGATCTCTGGCATATATCAGATGGAAGATGATGGTGTAATCAACCCTGACACGATAAATTTAGTTCCCGGCACAATCATACCGAAAGCTATGGGGTCAACTGGCCTTCAACCTATCCAAGCAGCAGGTAAGTTTGACGTTGCGCAGCTTGTTCTTAGCGATATGCGGCACAACATTAAAACTGCACTGTATAATGATATGCTTGGCAAGCCTGATACCACACCTGCAACTGCTACAGAGGTTGCAGAACGCATGGCAGACCTGTCTCGCAGGATGGGCGCAGCCTTTGGCAGACTGCAAGCAGAGCTAGTTCAGCCAGTATTGCAGCGCGTAATCTACATTCTTAAGAAGCAAGGGCGCATTGAAGTTCCAACAGTCAATGGGAGAGAGGTCAAGGTTCGCTCTGTATCTCCATTAGCCCAAGCCCAATCTAATCAGGATATTTCTAGCGTAGCAAGATTCCTAGAGTTGGTTGGCGGGACGTTTGGCCCTGAGATGTTGCAGCTTCTAATTGACGGTGAACAGACAGCAATTCACTTAGCTAAGAAATTTGGTGTGCCTGAGAGCTTGATTCGTGATGAAGAACAGCGTAAACAAATAGCTGCATTGGCGCAGCAAATGGCGCAGCAGCAACAGCAACAGGGACAGATGGTTGCCGAACAAGGTTAATATTGGGATCGACGGAATACAAAGAGCTTCTGCTAAAGATGTAGAGGTAAGCCACAATATCGCCCATGTATTTAGTTCGCCCACAGGACAGGAAGTCCTGCGTTATCTGCGCTCCATTACAATCGAAATGGTTAATGGGCCTAATGTGACTACAGAAGAGTTGCGACATATAGAGGGTCAGCGTTATCTCGTCGGCCTTATTGAGCAACGTATCTCACATTCGCACAGGAGTAAGAACAAATGAATGAGACAGTAGCCGAAGCAACAGCCGAAGCAGCTACAGAAGCGCCAACAGAAGAGCGTGATTTTGTTGTAGCAGAGGACAGTCAACCACAACGACCTGAGTGGTTGCCTGAAAAATACAACACAGGTGAAGACTTAGCTAAAGCATATAAGGAGCTAGAGTCAAAGCTTGGCACAAAAGATGAAGACATTCGGTCTAAGATCATCGAAGAGATTCAGACCGAAGCCTTTAGCGAGAGGCCAGAGTCAGCAGGTGACTATCAACTGCCAGATATTGTGAATGAGGAAATGGCTGTAGATAATGAATTGCTCAAGTGGTGGGCGGATCATTCATACGAGAATGGCTTTTCTCAAGAAGAGTTTAACAAAGGCATTGAGATGTATGCTCAAGCTACTGGTGGGCAAGAGCCAAACCTTGATGCAGAAGCTGCAAAGCTTGGGGATAATGCTAATGACCGCATACAAGCTGCGTCTATGTTTGCAAACAAGTTCTTTCCAGAACAAGCAATCCCTGCGGTAGAGCGCATGTGCGAAAGCCATGAAGGAATCCTTGCTCTTGAAGCTGTGATGGAAGCAATGAAAGACGGATCGTTTACAGGCGAAACGCAGCCGAGCGCAGGTCAAAGTGAGGCCGATCTAAGGGAGATGATGAATGACCCAAGATACCATAAAGACCGCGACCCTCACTTCATTAAGCAAGTCACCGAAGGATTCCAAGCCCTTTACCCAAACAGAGGTTAAGATTCTAAAAAGGGGGCGTTATTACATGACCCCCTTTACCTTACGTCATGTTGATGAAGTTGTTGCTAACTTGAGTAAGGAAAATAAAAGAGAGCTTGCCATCTTAGGTCACACTGACGTTGAGCAAGCCATCATTGAAATGTACGAAACATCTGAGTGCTATCTTGTAAGGCGAGAGGGCGAAAGCTTTATAGCTGTTGGGGGCTTGTTCTTTACTGAAGATCAAGACTTTCCTCAAATGTTCTGCATGTTCTCAAATAAAATAAAAGAAAACTTCACTATGCTAGCGCGTGGATCAAGGATGTTGGTCAACTTCTTTGACAAGACTCAGCCCAACATGACCATGACTATCCTAGCAGATTATGAGGGAATATTGCAGTGGGCAGCTTGGCTTGGCTTTGAACCTGTTGGCACTTCAGTGCTAGGAGAAAACAAGTATGTTGAATTTGTGCGTTGCAATCCGAACGAAAAGAATGTTTACGATAGCTCATTACGGCCCATAATGCACTGAAAGGCCCGAAAGGATACCCTTATTGAAGTGCGAGAGTGGACACCCGTTGTAAACCGTAACTTCAATTAGGACTGTGAAAATGGCTAATACAATTGACCAAGCCTTTATCAAGCAGTTTGAAACCGAAGTTCACATGGCGTATCAGCGTATGGGTTCTAAACTACGGAACACTGTTCGCTCTACTAATGTGACTGGTTCAACTGCTCGTTTCCAAGTAATCGGAAAAGGCACAGCCAATACGAAATCTCGTAACGGCAACGTAACCCCAATGGAATTGGCGCATACAAACGTCGAAGTCACTATGGCTGACTACTATGCACCAGAGTACATTGATAAACTAGACGAGTTGAAAATCAACATTAACGAGCGTCAAGCTGTAGCTCAATCTGCTGCTGCTGCGCTTGGTCGTAAGACAGATGAGATTCTAACAACTGCTCTTGATGCAGGTGCTAACTCAACTCAAATTCATGACGCTAGCTCTGCTTTGGAAAAGGCTGATCTGCTTTCTCTCTTTGAGACTGTTGGTAATGCTGACATGCCAGAGGACGGACAGCGCTTCTTAGCAATGTCTCCTGCGGGATTTGCTGATCTGTATAACATCACAGAGTTTGCATCTTCTGACTTCGTTGGCGATCAGAACCTGCCGTTTGCAGGTGGTATCACCATGAAGGAGTTCTTGGGCTTTAAAATCTTCTCAACGTCTGCGGTTGCAGGTGGCAAAAACTTTGCTTACCACACAAACGCTGTTGGCCTTGGCATCAATGCTGATGTTCAAACTGAGGTCAACTATGTTGCAGAAAAAGTCTCACACCTCGCAACCTCGATGATGTCAATGGGGGCTGTCGTTATTGACGATGATGGCGTCTATGAAGTCCTCGACAATAACTAAGGAGAGTAAAACATGGCTTATGCAGCAAGTGGACTAGCTCGAATTGGTGGTGACTCAAACGGAAGTTTGTGGATGTACACAAGCGCAGACGCAATTGCGACTGTAAACACAGAAGGTTACTTTAACAGCGCAGCAAATATGTTAGCTGTTCGTGACCTGATTATTGTTTGTGACACCAATGTTCCATCAACCAACTTTGTTAATGTTCTCTCGAACACTGGCACTGTAGTCGATGTTTCAAACGGCACTGCTGTCGTTGAAACAGACGCTGATTAATAAAGGGGTGGGGGCTTCGGCCCCCATACTGCCATGCCAAGAGTAGCAGATTCCGCAATAGAAGTTGCAACCAACGCTTTATATCTTATTGGCGCAGATGCCATTACTGACTTTACTGCTAATACAGTAGAGGCAAAAGTTGCGAACGCTCTTTATGAAGACACCGTTCGTACATCGTTTGCTTCTTTTCGGTGGCGTTTTGCAACTACACAATTTAATCTCACACGGTTAGCAACAGCGCCCAAGGGCAAGTTTGAGTCTGCCTACCATATACCCTCTTCCTGCATTACAGTAATAGGCGCGACAATTAATGATGCTCCAATTAAATACGATATTTATGGTAACAAAATATTCTGCAATGCGACCTCATCAGACACTGTAGTCTTAGACTGTGTTGAGCGTGAAGATGAATCCAATTGGCCTTCTTACTTTACAACACCAATTCAGTTTTCGCTTGCTGCATCGTTTGCAATATCAATAGCTAAAGATGCGCAGTTATCTGGCTTGATGGAGCAGAAAGCAGCCTCATTGTTTATGAAGGCTAGAAACATTGACTCGCAGCAACAGACAACGCGCAAACTAAACACTTCGAGGTTTATCACTGAAAGGCGCAGCTAATGCAAAAGATCAGAGTACCAATTAGCAGCTTTCAGTATGGCGAAATAAGTGACTCTCTTATTATGAGAACTGACACTGCCGTCTACAATGCGTCAGCGCAAAGCCTACAGAACATGGTTGTTATGGCAGAAGGGTCTGTCAAAAAGCGTTATGGCCTAAAGCACATCTATGACTATGGATTAAGGTATGTATCTTCTGACGGCACTGGAACTGCTGACGATGATGGAGTTGTTACTCAGTTTACAAACACAGGGCAAACTAGCTTTACACTAAATGGAGCATTTGTTTCTGGAGGCGCTGCGTCATTTGGAACTGACGGAAGACTTGTTACATTCTACAATGACAGCAACGCATCGGCGGGAACTCCAATTCCGTCTGCGCTTAATCTTGTCTTAACAATTACTGGCACAGATATATATGGATTAGCCCAGACGGAAACGATTGACCTAGATGACAATACAGCAACCTACACAAGTACAAAGTCTTTTAAAACTGTTACTGCGGTTTCTATAAATACTGCACCAACAAACTTTAATCTAAAAGTAGGCGTTACTGCTGCGCTTGATTATATAAACAAAGAAGAGCAATCACATCTGTTTCCTTTTGTTTTTGATGAAAACGAAGAATACATCATCTCGGTAGAACATCAGAGAGTAAGATGCTTTCGCCTTCTAACAGACGGCACAATAAGTCTTGTTTCTACTATAGTGGCAGACACAAGTAGCGCAGCGCTGCCCTTCGATCAGGATTATTTAAAAGAATACACCATATCGCAGTATGGCGATGTTATGTTTATTTGCCATCCACTCTTTGCGCCAAGGATGCTGACGCGAACAAGCCTTACTGCATTTGAGATTTCTACATATAGCTTTGACAAAAGGGCAGATAACAGCGCTACGTTTCAACCTTACTCTAAGTTTCAAGGTCATGGCGTAACGCTTGATCCTAGCGCTACAACTGGGACAGGAATAACCTTAACAACAAGCGCTGCATATTGGGATACAACAGGCAGTCAGTCTGGTGGCAATTATCCTGACTCTCTTCATGTTGGCGTAGTGGTTAGATATAGCGGCAACGAGATTACAATAACGAGTGTTCAGTCTGCGACTCAGGCAACAGGTAATGTTGTTGATGAACTATCAACGCGCCTGTCTGTTTTAAATCCATTTCGCACTATTGATGGAAGCACAACTGTAGAAGTCACAATGATTGAGCATGGTTTTGCAGGTAGTGAATCCATTACTTTTTCTGGGGCTTCAGCAACTGGCGGTATTAATACTGGCAACTTAAATGGAGCTAGAACTGTAAGCGGAATTATCGACGAAAACACATTTACCTTTACTGCGGGTGGCGCTGCTTCTTCTGCTGAAGATGGCGGTGGTCAGGTAACTGTTGTAACTCATGCACCTAGATCAGATTGGGATGAGCAAGCTTGGTCGGCTAAACGTGGATACCCTGCGGCTGTTGAGTTCCATGAGAACCGTCTTTGCTTTGGTGGTACAATAGCAGAGCCAGATAATATCTGGATGTCACAGCTTGGTGAGTTCTTTAACTTTGATGTGGGCGATGCGGCAGATACAGATGCTATCTCTATGGTGGCTGCAACAGGTGATGTTAATGAAATAAGGTATCTTGTTTCAAACAGAGACTTGCAGGTGTTTACTGCATCTAATGAACTTTATATTCCAACCTACCTTAATCAAGCCATTACGCCGACCAACGCACAGATAAGAAAGCAGACACCATATGGGGTCGAACACGTTGAGCCTATGTCAATAGACGGCGCAACAATCTTTGTGCAGAACAATGGCAGGATTATTCGGGAGTATATCTACACTGACACAGAGGAAGCCTATACTGCGACATCTGTTTCTACGATTGCCTCTCATTTAATAGATGCCCCAAAGTATTTAGCCGTTGTTCATAGCGGCTTTGGCCTTCCAGACTCATACGCTGCCTTAACTCTTAACAATGGCGACCTTGCATTGTTCTCATCAAACAGAGCGGAGAAGAGAGCATCATGGACTAGGGCAGTAGCCAATGGCACATTTGGTTCAGTTTGCAGCATTGAGGATCGCCTGTTTGCTAATGTGTATGACGCAAGTGGCAACTTAAAACTTTGTGAGTTTGACACTGAGGTGGGATTAGACTTCTGGCTGTACGGTGCAGTATCAACTAATGTTGTTGATGTAAGCGCCGTATATTCTTCTGGCGATTCTGTTGATGTAATTGCTATTAAAGATTCTACACAGTATTCGCTTGGAGCTTTTACTGTAAATGGAAGCAATCAGGTTGATCTTACTGCACACGCTTCAGAAAGCTATACCCACGCTTATGTAGGCAAGAAGTTTACAGCTAAGATAATAACAAATCCTGTTGATGCTGCTGTAAGCAATGGCCCTGCAACTGGCAGTGCGAGAGGAATTACCAACATTGTTTTAGACTTAAAGAACGCAAACTCAGTTAAGGTAAACAGCAGAGCGCCAACGATGTCTTCTGGATTTACTGGCAAGAAAGAGTTCCGATCTTTAGGTTATAGTCGTGACCCACAAGTTACAATCGAACAAGATGACCCGCTTACTATGCAGGTTAATGGAATAATTGCGGAGTTAATAATCTAATGGCACTACCTTTAATGTTCGCTTTTATTAGCGCAGCAGGTCAAATGCAAGCAGGTGCGGCAGCAGAACAGTCTGCTAACTTAGACGCTTTTAATATAGAGACCGATAAAGTAAGAAGCGAAATAGAAACTCGACAGCGCCATGCCGCTAGACGAGAGGCTTACGATAGAAATACCTCTGCCAACATTGCAGCCGTTTATGCTAGCGGAAGAGATGTATCTAGCCGATCTGTTGAGGCTTTCCTTGGAGCGCAAAAAGAAACCTTGGGTAAAGATATTAGAACGTCCGATCTTATGGGAATGTTTGAGGCTATGAAGCTAAGTCAGCAAGCAACAACAACAAGGGTTGAAGGCAGGGCTAGAAAACAAGCAGCGATGATTGGTGCATTTACTACAATTGGCAAAGGCATTGCTGATTATGGCGATTACAAGACAACTTAGGAAAATAAGCAATGGCAATGATTAGAGAAAAGCGTGAGTTTAGAATCTCGCCCATTGGCGTTGCGCGATCATCTTCCGCAGGTCAAATTACTGGTGAGGCAATAGCACGAAACGCAGCAAAGGCCGAAGCGGTTGCTTATAAAAGAGCGGTTCAAAACGCTGAGAAAAGTGGAATTGATCTAGCAAATGCTTTATCGGGTGAGCAGGTAATGGCGCTTGACCCCTCTACAGGGCTACCAGAAGTTCACGAAGGGCCAAAAGGTTTAGGTCGTGTTGCTCAACAGGCTTACCAAAACGTATTACTTACAAGATTTGAGCAAGAGTTAGGAACTCAAATTGATGGCAAAATGAAAGAGCTTGCCCTTAAATACGATCTTAGCCCTTCTGGATTTAACAAAGCAGCATCAGAATACATTGCGCAAATGGCAAACACTGAAACAAGCACAGTGTTTAGCAATGAGATTGTAAGAGTTGGTCAGGCTGTAAAGCAGGGGTATGCTCACAATCTTAGCTTAAAGGCTTTAACTAGAGAAAGAGCAGAGCAGGTTGATGCTTATAATTTAAGAATACAAGAAAGACAGGCTGCATTAGAGATTGCTGCAAGAACAGGCGACACTGAGCAAATTCAGCTTATCCTTAAGCAAGGCGCTGTTGACGATCAGAATATGACTAACTCTCAGCTAGTAACTGCTAGCTCAACGAAGCTAAATTCTAAGTTTGACAATGTTGCAATAGCGCGTGGCACTCTAAGAAGTGTTATTGAGACTGGCAATTTTACTCACATGGAGTTGCTAGAAATCCAGTCAGCCGTTGATATGGGGAACTTAGGCGGTCTTTCAGAAGAAATAAAAAATGCCCTTGGAAAAGACTTTCAAGATGTTCTTTCTGACCCATCAACTTTTGAGCAATTTACCCAATATGCCAATGAGTACATGGGAGATGCCGTTGGCGCTTCTTCGATCAAAGTTACCAAGTCTATTCAGGAAGCGCGTGTTGCTGCAAACTTTGGCAAAAACTCTAACATTAAGATTGGTCAAACCTCAGACTCAATAGCAAGTGGTCTTGATCCGTCTGCTGAAACTGAGGAAGTTATTAAAGCTTATGAGGATTCTGTAACTGCACAAAACAGTGCAGTTGTTGCAGGTATATCTGATGGCAACGAGCTTGTATTGGGCGCTACCAAAAGAGTTAATGGTTTGGCAGATGGGATTCAGCGACATATCGTTAGTCAGCTAACAAGCAAAGAAGAGATTGTTAATGTTATTCAGTTTTTAAATAACCCAAGCGCACAAGGCTTTAAAGGGATACCAAAAGACCTACACGACGATTTAAAAGATTTAGTGCTATTAGATAGTAAGACTGGTCTTGGCCTTAAGAAAAGTGCCATTACTTTTTTTGAAGGCTTTAAAGATGAGACAGCCTTTAAAGAAAACCAAGTAAAAATTAAGGCAGGAATTGAGCTTTACAAAGATGTAAACGAAGCAATTGACAATACAATAAGAACAGGTTCTGACGTTGATGGTGTAAACACTTCTTACGCTGAAACGATGTCTAATATAGAAAGCTCTAAAGCAGACAAGGAAGTAATAGAACGGCAGAAAAACTCTCTTAATAATGCTGCGGCAACAGCATATATAAGACTGGCCATAAGTTCTGCGCCAACAGCAGAAATGGCAGAAGCTATGGTAGCTTATGCTAAAGGAATAGAGCCTAGCATTTCACTGCCAGACAATGTTCGTGATGTTTTAGACAAAGCTAAAAGACTTGGCGATGAATCAACAATAACAACCGCAGCAAATAATAAGTCTCAAGCTAAAATTAAAGATTTAAAAAACAGAGCAGCTTTAAGTAAAATGGATAAGTTGAACTCTGATATTAGTCGTGGAATGGCTGATGCTTCTGACAAGGATAATAGAGAGCATGTAGATACCGTTCTTAAGCTAGGGGATGATTTCTATAGAGTTTCCTCTAGCAAACAAGATCAAGGCTTTAAAGCCGTAGGCCAAGTTATTCTTCCACAGTCATTTGTTAGCCTCCTTGACCAAGCCGCAAATGGTAATGTCCCGACAGGGATGATGAATAGATTGCTGTCTCTCTATGCCAATACATCTACTCAGATTGATAGAAACGGAATAGAAAGCCTTTCTAATAGTCACTCTGCTTTAGATGCAAAGACTAAAGCATTTTGGGACTTAATGTCTTCATATCAACAGCAATCCGATACACCAATTAATGAGGCGCAGTTTAAACAGTTTGCCGACTTTTATAAAGAAACTGCACGAGGCGAAGGCTTTGCTACAGTAATAGGTTCTCAGTTAGCTCAGTATGCTGCTGAAGAAACAGGAGATACGGCTACAAAAAATCAGACTGCAACACCCCTGCAGTACCTTCAATCTTTAACTGGCCCAGATAAAGACACTCCAATAAGCGCTGCTATAAGAAATACAAAGATGGCAGAAATGTTAGAGGCATCTGTCTTCGCTTGGTTTGCTGATCGCGGTGGCGCAAACAAAATAGACATGCCTTTAAAAGATTATGTAACCCAAAAAGCAGAGGCGCTTTATGTTGAGGACGAAAATGTTTTGCCTGAGTTTGGTGAAACAAAAACAATATATCCTCTCTCTGCTACATTAAGCAGCGATCCTAAAACGCAGGAAATGTTTCTTGATGCAGTAAGAAAAGACTTGCATTTAATGGATAAGGATTTTGGTTGGGCGACTAAAGAGTTTAAGCTTAGACCAGTTGGGCAAAACCTAGACACAGGCATGACGTATGCTGTTATGGTTAAGGGCGAAGATGGCGAGTTTTCTTTGTATGAGTATTCTCATGATGTAGTAACGGACTACAATATTACTGATACATTTATGATTCCTGCTTTTATCTCTACTAAAGAAGAAAAGTATTTGCAAAATATAAGGGCTTTGGAATCTTACCAAGGAGAAGCGGCTGTTACTAGAGCCGAAGAAACGGCTCGTATGGAAGAGGCTAGGCGATTATACCCTGCTCACAGTGTTCAGCTAAAAGAAAAAGTATCAGAGATAAAAGGCACTATTGATATAAATGTCTTTAGCAGTTTAACCGATGAGCAAAGAAAAGTTTTTGCTAATCTTACTGACAGCAATGAGCAAGATTTAGTTGGCGTTACACCGTCACCTGAGTTTGCTGCTCTTTATGAAGCAATGCAAAATCATTATGATGTAAGCAACAATAATGCTTTAGGGCCGTCCTCTTCAATGGAGAAGGTCAATCAAGAGTTTGCCAAAGCAACTCAGCTTTTCATGCTTCTGTCTGGTCAGGGCATAGTGCCAATAGAAGATGTAAACAGGATGCTGACTGGTAAGTTCTCTAGCATGGACGATACAGAAGCACAGCTAACAGGCGATGCCCCAGAAGCAGAAGCGCCGCCAGAGCCACAGCCTATAGACCTCGGCCCTTCTATGGCTATCTACAATAACCCAACAAACGAAACATATCTAATTAAGATAAAGGGAAAGATCGGTACATTTAGAGTGGATAGCGAAAGCCTGTCATCTATACCTAGAAGCCAAATAGAAGGTAAAAATGTAACGATCACAGAGGATGATGGCGACGATTACAAGAAAAGAAGTTCAAGCTATCTCAAAAGGGTTTTTAAGTAATGGTCGTTAATCCAAACAGTTTTAGGTATGGCAACTTTGACCAGTTAAATCCTCAAGACTCCAGACAGCCTTCCTTCTCAGATACTTTGTCTGCATCATTCGGCTATACATATGACCCTGCATATGAAGCATTTCAAAACAAACGTAAATTTGGAAGTGTTAGGCAGCAAGGATATAACCCATTAGAAGACCTTGGCGAGTATTCTTTACACGCAATGGAGTTACGCAGTGCTGTTAGCCCAGAGCATATGATTGAGATGAAGCGTGGCATAGATGAATCGCTTGAAAGACGCAGGGTGCTTGGCGAATCTTCATTTATCTCTCAGCTTGGCGCAGGTCTGTTTGATCCTCTTAACTTCTTAGCCTTGCCTTTTGGTGGCCCCACATTGGGCATAGGGCGGTCAGCACTTAGGGTCGGCGCAGGGACAGCAGCAATTCAAGCAGGTGTTGAGGCGACTTTAATACAGCCATATGATGCTGTGCAAACTAGCACTGAGAGCGCAGTAAATGTAGCAGGTGCATTTTTGTTTGGTGGTGCAATGGGTGGGGCTATATCAATTCCCATTACTAAACGCGCTGCGGCTTATGGCAAAATAAAACAATCACTTGAGACTCACGCTAAATCATTAAGGCAAATAGAATATGCTAGCGAACTTACCGCAGATGACTTTGGCACAATAGGTTCGCCAGAACTTAGACCACTATCTGAAGTGGCTGAAGCAGATGTAAACAAAAAAATTACAGAGCTTACTGCAAAACAACAGCAGCTTGTTGCTGCAACAGACGAAGCACAATTAAGTTCGGCGACAGAGATTCAGTTAGAAGAGGTAAACGCAGAGCTTTCTTTGCATAAAAGAGAACATGCAATAAGAAAGCTTGAAAGCGATGGCTTTGACCAAAGCAAGATGTGGTCAATGGCTGATAATGCTTTTACTGATAGTGGCTTTTATAAATTTGTAACCACACCGTTTAAAAGAATTATACAGTCAAATAGAGCTACAGCTTCTATAAAGGAGGCTACAGTAAGGCTAGCAGGTGATGCGGGTATCAACTTAGTAATGAACACCCTTGGCTTTGCTAGCCCCCTCTCAGTGCATCAGAGGGCTGCTGTAAGGAACGGACAGTGGATTAAAGCAAACGACGATATTGTTCGCTTGTTCCGCGAAGACGTTGGGCTGTCAAATACATCTAGGCTTGACGTTGATCCTGTTCTTGCTTGGCGATCTTTAACAAATAGAGATGACAGTTATGGTAATTGGCTTAGACGCATAAACGAAAAGCGAACTAAAAAAGATACCAACCTTAGTGACCTTGAAAAAAGAACCATTAAGATTCTAGATGAGTTTTTTCAAAAAGCAGAGCGTGAGCTAAATGATGTTGGTTTAATAGGATCAACAAAATCAATAACCAATCGACTAAAACATGTTGAGCGAGAGCTTCTTGATTTGGAAGATTCTTTATCAAAAATGGCAGATAATGTTAAGTTTGCAAGGCTGCGTGAAGAAGACATAAGAAGAAAAGGGTATTTAGAAAGGCAGAAATCAGAGCTTAAGGCTAGCTTGCAAGCATTTAGAGATGAGCCGCAAGAGCTAACAGATAACTTTTTGCCTCGTTTCTGGGACATGGGAGCAATTAAGGCCCGAAGAGGAGAGCTTTTTAATATATTGTTTAAACATTACTCTGATAACCCTACAATATGGATGTTTCAAAACAATAAATGGGGATTGGTTCGTTTAAAAACCGACACAGGTTCTATAGAAAAACGTGTTGATGAAACAATAGACACAATTCTTGGCGACAATAACCCAACAGATGAAGCCAATATTGGTTTTGGTTATGGAAGATCAAAGCACTTTCGTCATAGGCAAGTAGACATTCCAAATGAATTGGTCTGGGACTTTATTGTTCAAGACCCCATTGCAATTATGAAGACTTACACTGCGCGAGTTGCTCCACGACTTGAGTTTAGAAGGCAGTTTGGAGGTGACGTTGATGATGTCACTTATAAATTAAGAAGAGATATGGTTGCCAAGGGCTTTTCTGAGGATCAGATTAATAAAGACATGAAAGACTTTATGATTCTGTACGATAGAATTGCAGGTGCTGTCTTAGACAATCCATCAGCCTTAAGCCAAAGAACAGCATACATGATGAAGGAAGCTGCTTCTTTGAATTATATGGGCGGTGCTTGGGCTGCTGCCATTCCTGAGTTTGGCAGAATTATTATGGAGCATGACGGCGGCGTTATGGTGAAGGCCATGCAGGGCATGCTTGATAAAGAGGTGTTGGCTGCGTCTGCTGCGGAAACTCGCATGAGTGGTGAGGCTGCTGATATTGTAAGGGGCAGCGCTCATGCTCGTTTGGTCGATGACATGGCAAACAATGTAGATGCAGGTGAGTTATGGAACAAGGCTCGTAATGCTTACTATGTTTTAAACGGACTAGGGCCAGTTACGCAAATTAGCAAAATGCTTGATGGCATGGCTAGAGCGCATACAATTATTGAGCGCTCAGTAAAACTGTCAGAAGGAAAAGCAACAAAGTTTGAGAAAACATGGCTTGCAAGAAATGGCATTAGTAATGAAGCTGCTTTAGAAATAGCAAAAGCGCCTTGGCAAAAATCTGATAGCGGATTAATTTTAGCTAATACTGAACAATGGCTTGATAGCATTTATGTCCCAGAGATGGATGGTAAGCGAGTTAATATTGTTGAAGCAAAAGAAGATGGATCGCCTGTTGGCACACAAGGTGTAGGAGCAGATGGTGAAAGCATATATGTTCCTGCTAGATATAATGAAAAATCAAATACTATTTTCTTTGATAGAGAATACATTGAGGGCAAGTTTTTTGAAAACAAGGTTTGGTTAAATCCTAGAAGAGAAGGGATTAAGCCTTTAGAGGATGTTTTTAAAACGCCTAAGTCTTGGTCTAACTTTGTTATGCTGCATGAAATTATGCACACAAGGTTTAGAGCAAAAGACCTTGGGTTTAATAAAGAAACCAACGAAGGTTTTGTTGGATACGAAAACAAAATTAACGAACTGGCTTTTGCTGAGTGGAAAAAGCAATCAAAAGTACGAGAGCAAACAGTTAGCGATTTTCGCGCTGCACTAAATACTGGAATCCTAAATACAATTATGATGGCAACCCCTGCGGATAGGCCAATTATCAGTGATGGCGTTGCTTTTGTCCCATATCGCATTGCTAAGAAATTTGGTTACTCAGAAGACAAAAAATATAAAGGTTACTCTCGCATTGAGAATGGCTTTATGGCTTTGCCGTTTCAGTTCTATAGCTACACCCTTGCTAATGTAAACAAAATGGTTGGCGGCATGGCTCACGGTCAAATGAAGAACAGAGTTGTTGGTGTTTCTGCAATGTTAGGTTTGGGTTACATATCTGTTAAGGCTAAAACCCCAGACTTTGTTTGGGAGGACATGGAATGGAGAGATAGGTTTGCTAGGTCTTATGACTCAAGTGGCTTAACAGCGCTTTACAGTGATTTGTTTTATACTTCTATGCACACAAGCTTGGCGCTTGGTGGGCCAAACATAACTAATGGATATTTAAGCCCTAAGTTTCCACAAGAACCAAGTGTAGCTGATGCAATTACAGGGCTTGCAGGTGCAGGGCCGTCTATAACCTACGACATCGGAGCGGGTGCTGCTCAGTTTGCGTCTGGTGAATATGGTGAGGGCGCTAAAAATGTATTTAGGAATCTGCCTTTTACTAGAATGTGGTTCTGGAAAGATGAGATGAATCAAATGACTCGCGCTTGGTCACAGTAATTTGTAATGGTTTATTTGTGCGTTGATGTTTCCTTGTTTTTGTAGAACAAGGAGTAAACTGGTGTTTAACAGCTAAAGGAAAATAGAAATGGCTAGTTTTGTAAAAGTAAATGACTTTGTAGAGTATGCGGTTGAGGGCATGAACCTCGGCAGTGATACCCTAATTGTCGCTCTATCTAACACAGACCCGACTGCGGGAACAAATGTTACAGCAGATGGGAACGGCGTATTGGCTAATATCACACAGATTAGTTACACAAATTTGTCGTCAAGAACTCTGACAAGTGTAACAAGCGCTCAGTCATCTGGCACATATAAGCTTGGTGCTGCCGACCTGACGCTAACTGCATCTGGTGGTTCTGTAGCAGCGTTTCGTTATGTGGTTATTTACAATGACACTGTGACGAATGACCCTGTTATTGGCTATTATGATTATGGAAGCTCACTGACACTGAACGACGGTGATACCTTTACAATCGACATTGGCAGCAATGGTATCCTGACCCTCGCATAAAGGGGTGTAAAATGGCTAACGTAAAAATATCAGGGTTGCCAGCGGCAAGCGCTGGCGGTGCGGCCCAAGAGTTCGAGATTAACGATAGCGGTACGTCCAAAAAACTGACGGGCGCTCAAGTCAAAACTTTCGTCAACTCTGACCGCGCAGCGTTGGGGGCAAACTCTGACATCACAAGCCTGTCGGGTCTGACAACCGCAATCAGCATTGCGCAGGGCGGCACTGGCGCAACCTCTGCGGGCGCTGCTTTGACAGCCTTGGGAGCTACAACGGCAACAGCGGCGGCTGACGAAGCTACGGCTCTGGCAATTGCGTTAGGATAGGGTATGGCAAATACATTCAAGACAATAACTAAAGCAGGGGTCACAAGCCTCGACACAATCTACACTGTAGCATCTTCGACAACTACTGTTGTTCTTGGCTTGGTGCTAGGCAACACGACAGGCTCAAGTGTGACTGCAACGGTTACGCTGTCGAGCGACACAGCCAATCGTGCAGGGGCTAACAACGAAGCCAACCAAGATGTTGAGATTGTCACCAATGCACCCATTCCATCAGCAAGCTCTCTTTCAGTTCTAGATGGCAAGATCATTATGGAAACAACAGATATACTGAAGGTGTCAGCCTCTGGTGCAACTGATGTCATCCTATCAATTATGGAACAAACATAATGGCAGGGTATATCGGAAGCAAAGCAGCCGTCACTCAGGCTGATGGATACACCAAGACAGAGGCTGATGGAAGGTACGTTGAGGGTGACGATACTCTGTACGTTGACCAGACGAATAATCGGGTTGGCGTGGGAACCAGTTCGCCTAATGCAACTTTAGATGTTGCAGACGGTACGGTTTCGACAATACGCTCAACATCTGGTTCTTACCATTTAACAGCTTATCAGTACGCAAGTGGTTTTGCTTATTTGCTAACAAATGGGCAGTTTGAAATTGGTACATCTGGGGCAAATATTCTTGCTTTCAAAACTAACAACACAGAACGTATGCGCATCGACAGCAGCGGATTATTATTTTCCCCTCCGACCTACAGCAATACTTCTGGCGGCTCATCAAATGTTGGAATTGGTGCATCAGGAGAGTTTTATAGATCAACGTCATCACGCAAATATAAAAACACTATTAATGATGCAACGCATGGTTTAGCTGAACTACTTACTCTTAGACCCGTTACGTACAAAGGGAACTCTGATGGAGACACTATTTTTGGAGGCCTTATTGCAGAAGAAGTTCACGAAGCAGGTTTAGCAGAGTTTGTCCAATACGCTGAAGACGGATCACCAGATGCTCTTTCCTATAGCAACATGGTAGCTCTGTGCATCAAAGCAATTCAAGAACAGCAAGCTAAGATTGAAACTCTTGAAACTAAAGTTGCAGCTTTGGAGGCAGGGGAATGAGTGGATACATAGGCACAACACCTGTCCCACAGGCTAGTCAGACTAGGGATGTTTTCACAGCTACAGCATCACAGACAACCTTTGCCACGACAGGCTATACTCCATCGTTCTTAGATGTTTACGTGAACGGCTCACACTTAAAAAACGGCACTGACTACACAGCTTCCAATGGCTCAGATGTGGTTATGGCTTCTGGCCTGACTGTTGGTGATTACGTCGAGGTTGTTGCCTACACCACTTTTGAAACAGCAGTT